CGTTCTGCGAAGTCTTTAAAGAGCGGGATGAGTTGCTTCTCATACTCGCCCATCAATCGCAGGACGCGGGCCGGATCTTTCAGGAAGTCGTTGGAATAGGTACGGGTCATGGCTGTAGGATGGCTTTAATCTCCTTTTGATCGAGGAACGACCGGAACAGGGTCTCGGCTTCCTCGTACTTCGGGCCGAATACCATCCAGTAGGGGCAGAGGTGGACGGCCAGGAGGAGGAGGTAGCCGCCCCGCGCCGGCACCGGCACGAAGGGATATAACCGGCATATTAAGGGTCTTTTCGAGACATCCGCAATAATGCACCCGGTATCTGGATCGAAACAGGGACAGGGTTCCTGGAACTTATACCAGCCGTTCGGCATCTTCAGCGGGCGGCAGGCATCGGCTTTTTCCTCGCCCAACAGGGAACGGATATAGAGGTATTCGTCCTCGGTCATGTGGGGATAGTGGCGGCAGCACGCCCCGCCGCAGGCACGACAGGCATCCGCACATTGAACGGTCACGGCTTCTCCTCGCCGTCCTCGATGCCGAGCGCCGTCGTGAGGATCTTCTTCGCCTCCTTCTTCCCGACCACGCTATAAGGATCGAGCTGGTCGGCTTTCATCGCCTCGACGGCTAAATTGGCCTTCTGGAAGAGGGGGCTGACGGGCTGCATCCGGGAATATTCGTCCTGCAATTTCAATAATCCGGCCTCGTCTAATTGCGCCGTGGGGGCGCCCGCCCGTTCCAGCAGGTCGCGGAGTTCGTTCTTCGTGGCGGCCTGCGTGCGGAAGCCCATGTCGGCGATCTTGAGCCAGAGCTCGGAACGGTCGACCGTGGGCGCCGGGATGTCCACGACCAGCGAATACCCGTCGTAGCCGTTGACATCGAGGTAGGGCTGCAACAGCCGCTCGAAACTGTCCTCGACCCACGCCTGCTGCCCCTGGATGTAGGCCATGTACAGGTCGAACTCGGGCGAGGAGGAGCCGCCGATCAGGGTGCCTTCTTTCGAGATCGAGCGCATGGGGCTGAAATAGGTGGCGATCAGCTGGTCCAGCATCTCGATCGTTTCTTTGGCGGTGTGCGTCTCGGTGATCGGGAGGCTCAAAAATTCCATGTTCTCCCGCAACTGGAAGGCGACGTTCTTGCCGATATTTTTCAGGATCTTCTGGGCGTACTGTTTGTCGTCTTTCTGCGGGTTCGTGACCTTAATAGAAAACAGGCCCCCGGCGCCGAGACGGTGCGCCTGCTGCATGGCGCCGCTCCACGCGAAATCCAGCATGGAGATGATGGGGACGATCGGCAGGATCAGGGGTTTGCCGCCGAGCCCCCGGCGGATCGGATCGGTCATCATAACGACGTTTTCGAGCCGTTTTGAGGTGCCGATAGCCTGTTTCTGCCAGAACTCGATCTGGCCGTCTGCGTTGAGGAGGATGCCGGGCAGCAGCTCGTTCTTGATCGCTGAGTAGGTGCCGCCCGTGCCGGCGAAGGTCTCCGACGGCAGGTTGCGTAGTTTCAGCAAACGGTATTCCGAACCTTCATATCCCCATACCGGGTTGAATAGGGCTGGCCCCCATTCGGCGGACTCCCGCCAGGCGACCTGGAGGGCGTACCAGAGGTCGACATCCGGCGCGCTGCACATCTCGTTCAGGGCAGCCGTGAGGTCGTCGTCGATATCGCCCCCGGGATCGTAGCCCCGGACCATGAAGTCCTTTTTGTCTTTGAACAACATGCGCTGCTGCTTGTCGAGGGCGCCGGCGAGGTAGATGTTCTCGCGGATCTTGGTGATCTTCGCGGCGTCGATCTTCGGGGCTGCGTAGAACCCCGAGGCGGTGACGTAAACGTCGCCTTCTTCCTGTGTCGTGGTTTTTTTCTTTGGCATAGTCTATCCGAATCCCGGGATCTCGTCCCATTCCGTGCTGCCGAACGACGGCGCGGGGTCTCCGAGGGCTTCCTCGAGGGAGGGGCCGTCGCCGCGCACGAACCCCCCGAGCGTGAGATCGGAGAAAGATCCGCTCAGGGTATCGACGATATCGTCGTGCTTCCCGGTAGGAAACGCGGAAACTTCATCGAGGAAAGCGGCGTTCCAGGACCCCCGTACGATCTTCACGTTGCCGGCTTCTGCCGCCGCGCTGACGGGGCGGGCCCGCTCCACTTTCGATCCTGTCGAGGGAACGCCCTTGAAGGCATACCCCCGGAGGACGTAGCGGGCATAGTGGTCGATGATGCCCTTCCCCGAGGAGCCCGGTTCCTGCTCCATGCGGATCGATGTGTCGGGACCATCCAGATCGGCGGTCTGCCGGATGAGCGCCTCCACGCCCGCTGGATTCTCCTGCGTGCGGCGGACATCGATGACGTAGAAGGCCCCGTCCTTCTCCCCGAGGAGGAGCCCGCAGGTGTAGTCTCCGCCCTTTGCCGTGGCGGCGATATCCCAGCGGCGCACCCTGTTGCAGTCCGAAGGGTAGGCGCCTACGATCTCGAACCAGTGCCGTTTGAAGAGCCCGCCTTCCGACGGGGCCGGGCGCTGCTGGTAGAGTGCCGCCCAGAAATACGAGCCCAGCGTGCGCCGGACCTTCTCCAGCTCCGGCAGGGAGAAGCGATCGGGCCAGAGGGGGTCGCCCGCCGAGCGGCCCAGCGGATCGCCTTCTTCGGCAAGCGCGGGGAAATTGATGATCGCCCATTGATCTCCCCCTTGCCGCATGTCTTCCAGGAGCCGTCCGCCGAGGTCGTCTTCGTGCCAGCGGGTCATGATCAGGATGATCGCGCCGCCAGGCTCCAGCCGCGTGTAGAGCGTGGACCGATACCACTCCCAGGTCTTCTCGCGGTAGGTCTCGGAGGCGGCCTGTTCGGCATTTTTCACAGGATCGTCGATTAAAATTAAATTCGCGCCTTTTCCCGTGATCGGGCCCCCGACGCCTGCCGTGACCATGCCGCCCGCGTGCCCCTTGATATCCCAGCGGGACGCCGCCGAGGAGTCGCTGCTGACTTCCACCCGCTCCAGGAAGGACAGCCCGCCGTGCTCCTCGATCAGTTCCCGGGCCCGCCGCCCCCACTGCGCGGCGAAGTCGGCCTCGTAGCTGGTGAGGATAATTTTGCGGTCCGGGAACGTTCCGAGATACCAGGCGGCGAAATACTTTGATATGAACTCGGACTTCCCATGCCGGGGCGGGAGGAAGACCATGAGCCGTTTTAGCCTTCCGGCGGCGACTTCCAGGAGGCGGTTATTGAGATAGTCGAGGTGCTTCGCGCACAGCCACCTGCCTTTGCTGGCCTTAACTGCGAACGTCGCCGGACTGACCAGCGAGTGCAGCGCGGACTTTTCGGTCATACTCCTTGAAGGCTTCCGATCCGAGGATCTGTTCGATATCGAAGATCATGGCGATGGGTTCGCCGTCTTTGCCTGTGCTCTCGATGCGCTCCACGTAGCCGCGATTCTTGCCGATGGTCGCCAGGTGGAACTTGATCGCCCAGCCTTCGCCCCGGTCCCGGGCCTCGAAGAGGGCGACTTCGGACTTGTCGAGTTCGAGCTCCCGCAGGTCCGCGATCTTCTGTTTGATGGCGGGCTCGCTCTCGGCGCGGCGGGTGAGCGTGGAGGGGGCGCAGCCGAGGGATTTCGCGGCCAGGCGGATCATGCCGCGGGAGTCGTCGAGGGCTTCGCAGACCTGCTTATTGGAGTAGCGGCGGTTTTTGCGTGTGTCGGGGGGGGTTTCGTCGGGCATGTCAGGATACCTCTTTGAGCGTGTAATGGGGGGCGGATTCGTTGACAACCGAATAATCGCCCTGTGAATAGGAATCGGTCAATTGCCGCTGGTAGCTGAACGACATGGTACTCAAGAGGGCACTCTCCAGAACGGCGCAGGGAACGGCGATGTTGTGCGTTTCATAGCCCCGATTCCGTGCGGGCGGGATGTGATAGCTCCGCATCCAGTCGTCTTTGTTCGAGTCCCAGGCCAGTTTCAGTTGTGTCACCGGGTAGATTTTGACGAGCTGGGAAGGGGCATACACGGCGAAGATGTATTCGGCGTCAATGGTGTAGATCCAGCCCGGTTTGACGCACTCACCGTTTTTCCAGACGCTGCAGGTCTCGATCAGGAAGTCGCCCGAAAAAGGGCGGGTTCGCCACTTCTCCTGCGTGCGGATCTCTTCGCCGCTGGCGAGCTGCACAACGGTATCTATCCCGACCCGCTGCCGCTGCCCGAAGGGGAGGCGGGTTATCTTGACGACATTCTTGAAGTAATTTTTATAAATGTCGTCGATGGCGCCCTCTTTACTCTGCGAGAAGGCGAGCTGCTCGTTGAAGGAGTGGATCATACTTCGTTCCCCCATGCG